GTTGCCTACGGTATCGCTACCAACACCAAATGCACCAGGCATTATTCACTTACTCCTGTTGTCCTACGTGGTTTTACAATCGGTCTCGAATAGTGGATCAAACTACGACGAAGCACGAATGGTGTATCGTCGTTTTCCGCCTGTAAACGTAGCGTCATCTGGCGACTCCATCCGGTTAGATCAATGTCAATCGGCTGCACCGCACTACCACCACGAATCACACTTGTGCCAATCGTGAACTCGGTCACAAGTGCATCACTCGGATCGCCAAAGTCTACCGACTCGGTTACACTCGCGAGGCCGCTGCCACTCTGTGAGAAGAGTACACTCACGTCGACCGCTTGCGGCTCAAAGTTCATTGTCGCGAGAGTCCACAACACATCCACGCCACTATTAATCGGAGGTGCACCACTAAACGTTCCGCGTATCGTAATCGACGCATCATCGTCTGTGTTACCACTGTTGTGCTTCCAAATTAGTCCATCATCAACGCCTCCCATGTGCGGGAGACCGTCAAAGAATGCACTTGCATTACGCGAAAAATCAGCGTGGATTCCAACCAGTTCTTTTGTGCGATAGTCAATTTGGGCAACTCGATTGTTGCTGCCTTGTGCCGAACCCCAAGGAATGTTGAACCACACGCGTCGTTCAATGGTGTCGACACAGTTGTTGGCGTACTTGAGTCTGCTTGTGTTAAGGTTGTCCCAAAATCGTTCGCCATCAGTTGCCTCGATTACTTGCGGTTCACCTCCACCACGCCAATAGTACAAGTTCTCCTCGTTGAGGAATATCTGTCCACCGTCCGGTAACTCCGCTACATTCATCTTCCCATTCGCACCGATGGGCGTTTTAAGTCGCCAAGCATACGGTGTTGCGGCCACATTCGTGGGTACAGGAACCCAAATGCCCTCACGGGTATGCACACACAACATAACCCCACTACCAAACTCACCGTCCTCCACGAAGCCCTTACTCACCGCACGTACAATGTTGTCCGCATAGAGTACACTTGTTGCGCCAACTGTTTCGATGGCGTTTTGATCCGTGTACCACACCGCATCCTCGTCCGCATCCGTGTGTGCGTGCCACACTCGGTTGTCCCAGAAGTAGCTGATTTCGTTACTTGTAAACCTACTGCTTACCCCCAGGGCTGCCAAGTTTCCTCCAGCTGCGGCCCACTTAAACGGTCCATCCGATAACGACGAAAGAATAAGAGTCCCAGCAGCGTTGGTGCTAAAATACAAATTATCTTGATCGTTCGTGATCGAAACCGCACCGGTACGATCCGTCCACGTCCCAGAGACATCTTCATAAAACACACTTCCTTGTATACACCATTTCCTGCTCGTCGATGCGTTAAACTCATGTTCGCCCAAACCCAAACACGGAGGTACGCCCACTATCGCACTGTCTATATACTCGTCATATCCCAACCGTGAGCGGAGTCCTCCATTCCGCATGATTTCCGCGTTGTACAACTCGGCCATATACTGTTGTGGTACTTCTTCGATAGGCACGTCATACCTTGCACCTATCCACGGCCCAAGTGGGTGTTGCGCTGTTTCGTAACTCATTAGGTTATCGTACCAATTCTAAGCACCGGAGTTTCGCCGAAGTCGCTAACTGGCACATTACGCTGGCCAAGTCTCGACTTACTTCCCTTGCTACGGTCATTCCGACTCGCTGCCAGTTCGAGTATCGACAACTTTTTGGCTTCTGCTGCCGCCGCGTCATCCTGCGCGAGACGCGAGCTGAGAAAGGCGGAGCATATTCCGTGGTACAACGCACGCTGTACGGGTCGAGGTACGTATGTATCCAAGTCGACAGATTCCAGCAACTCCCCGCTTCCTGCGTCTGCACTTACTATCTTTGGAAACAACTTGTAATACCGATACTTCACTGTCACATTTTTGTTGACAATACGCCAGAAATACGCCTGCCACGCACCGGTGCTGTTGTTCACACCAGTCAGCGCCACAGTATCAACCTGACCATCCTCGTTCACATCCGGGTCGGCGAAATCTATATCCGAAATATCCCTCATAGTAATCGGGATGTTGTCCGTCACATTCCACCAATGCGTAATTTCAACTATGTCAGTTTCGAGATCGACAGCTGAACCACCCGCTAACGTAAGGGCTTCTGTGGCAACTGTGTACTGCCACCACCAATCCGTATAGTCGAGTAGTTCAGCCAACTCGGAATTGAGATACGTCAATGCAGAGGCTTTATGCGAGGAATTGGTGACACGGAACCCCGCTCTTGCCGCTCCCGTTTCCATTATCTCTAATCCAGTCATTTCGATCTCCTATACCATGCTCGATGCAGCCAACTGTTCCGCGTTTTGCTCAGCCCGTTCCAACTGGTTTTGCGTCAGTTGCTGTCCCTCGAGCCACTTCTTTTCCGCAATCAACTCCGCCTCGCGTCCACGCATCTTTGTCGCGTAACTCGGAGCCGGTACAAAGTTTTCCGCGTGCGTCACTTCTCCGTACGCGGCCATGTACGCACGAGGGTCAGGTTGTGCTAACCCCTGGCGTTTCTTGATCTTGCTGTTCACGCCAAGTTCGGCCGCTATCGCCCTCTTCTGCTCCGGCGACGCGCCCTGTACGGCGTTCAACAAGTTCGCTAATAGATCTTCCTTCGGAGCCTGGTCTGTAGCCATTTTTGTGTTTCTCCAACAAATTTTGCACTTCGATTAGTTTCGCATATTGTAGCCGAAGTTCTGGTGGTACATCGCCGTGCGGCAGGGTACAACCGAAGTGCGTGAATGGACGCACTCCGATTTCCCCCGTCGCGTGGCAAAGTTGCATATCCGTGCCCTTTGGTCCCCACTCGGTTAACGGATTCCGTAGCAACTCATCGAACAGGGAGAGTTCAACAAGAGTGAATCCATAACCAATCACGTCGACTTCAACTATGTGAGGTCCGCCCTCGATGTATTCGACCGGATTCAGTACGAGTTCCGGATCGAACATACTCAAGCTCGGGTCACGTTTACGCAATGCAATCGAAAACTCAGGTCTGCCTCGAGCGTAGGTGTGCAGACCGATGAACCGCTTCTGTGATTCCAGCAACACATCGAGACCATCTACAGGGAAACCCCAATGATCGTCCTCGATAAATAGTATATGCGAAAATCCTTGTTCTTTGGCCTTCGCTACTCCGGTGGCTTGGGCTTTGTGAAGAGGCGAACGGTATATGTGGTCGAATTGTATCGACTGACCGTACATAACCTTCTGCGCCGCGTACCACTCTGTAAAGTGTGGCCAGAATTTTTCGTGTTCATCGAATCTGCACACCCACACCAGGATGCGCTTACTCGAGAGTGAGGAACACGGCTGTGTGTCCCGTCGTATCTCCATCCGCAAGGCACCTTCCAACAGTGGGTTCCGTGGTGAGGTCAACCGCGTTCGTGCCTCCACCACCAATGGTCTGCACAGCTCCGGCAACGCCGTCACTGAGAGTGAGAATATCTCCCTTCACGGTTGCGAGATCGGTCAATGCGGTGTACACGCCTCTTGTCTGCGCCCAACCGAAGTAGTTCGCGGTCATGGCGGCCATCGAACCACCAACAACCATCGCATCGGTTGCAGCAGTGGCTGGACGAGCTTTCCAGGTCATCAGGCCGGTGATCATGATGTCCGACGCAGTCGTGAGCAGCACTTTGATCGCATCGTACAGCCGCAGGTCGGTCACGTTGCTCGCCGTCGCGGTGTTGCCGCGTACACGGTAGGTATACCCCTCACCAGCATCATCAGTGATGGAAACGTAGCCACCCGCGTACTGGTTCAGTGTAACCCCACTAACGTCCGTCGAGCTAATGCGAATCTGCGTGTCACCGACACTATTGTATCCGCTACCCGCAGCAGCGAGAACGCCGTCCGTATCGGCGAGAGCCGTCGCAGACACATCCTGCGAAACGATGAGACCAACAGCCGTGGTGGCCACGTACTTCGTGTACCGCCAACGCCTGCCGTCTTCGCACTCCAGCAGCGTACCCACAGGGAAGTTCTGGGTCTCGCTGTTTTCGTGTACATCCGGATCACCGGCGATCCCGCCACCGATTTTGAACTTGTTCCCAACGATCAGACCCTGTTCGTCAGGATAGATAATTGCGCGTGCCATGTCTATCCCTCCTTAAGCGGTGACCGCGGTGAGAACGCCCTGCCTCTTCAGCTTGTTGCAGGTCATCTGGCACCCGAGCACCACAAATGCGACCTGAGACAGCTGGTTGTACGGAGACTGGAACGGCGTTTTGGTGAGATTCACTCCACTCTGAACCTTGAACTTCAAGAACTCAGTGTTGAGGAAATAGATGTGGTTCGCGGCGACGTTGGACTCCTTGATAATCGGAGCACCGTTGAAAGCCGGTTTGCCGTTGAAGATGGCTTTCTTCTTGTTCGTCGACTGGAACCGCGAGTATCCGGTACCACTCATGGCGTTCTGGTAGCTGCCATAGATGTCCAGCGGCATGAAGATACCGTCGGGCGTTTCTCCACCATCGGATACGTTGTTCCACGCGGTGTTCATGGCAGCGATACCATCGTACACGCCGGTACCCGTCTGGGTGAGAAAGGTCGTGGCCGTGGCGCTGTAATAGTTGCGCCAGACGTCAAGAGTGGCACGATTCAAGCCACCGAGCGTTCCCGTAGTGGGATCGTCGGCAACAATGTCCTGCATCCCAAGCATCGAGACGCCGGCCTGTGCGCTCCACATCGCAACGTTGACCTGATTGCGAAGGGTCTTGAAGCTGTTCTGGGTACGAGCTGCGAGCAGACCCATAGCATTGGAAGCTTTACGCGCCTCGGTCTTGTCATCAAACGCGATGGTGATCGGCACGACCACGTAGCGCGGCTTATAGAAAGCCTTGGTGATGATTTCGACTTCGTCCGTGTTAAGCTCCTGATGCCCTTGAATCCACTCTGCCGTGTTCTCCTCGTACTCGACTGCTTCGGCGTATTCCTTACCACCCGTTTCCATCTCGAGAGCGAAACGCCGCAACCACTGAAAAGTTTCCGGTACGTCGAAAACGTTGTCCGTGATTCGCTTGCGCTCCGAACGCATGGTAAGGCTCCAAGCAGTATCCCATTGTTCAGTAGTCGTCTGCAATTGGATCCTCTTTCGCTACTGTGTGAACCCCGGTATCTGCGCTATGGCCGTCTCAGCCTGTTGTGGGGACATAGCACCTCCTGGGGCAACGAATTGCTGCACAGGCGCGGCCACAGGGACCGGTCCGGCAGCGGCTTGTTGGGCTGAGATTACTTGCTGTTCCGTGTTCTGGATCTGCTGTGACTGTTGCCCAGCTATACCCGCCGCATACTCAAAAGCACTCATTACGGTGTGGGGGCGTCCCGTCGCAGGGTTTACTTTCCCATGATAGTCGAGTATGCCGTCCGAATACCGATCTAAGAGTACGCCGTACTTCGCTCGGGCTTCCTGAACCTCAGAGTCAATCGTGGTACTCCGCTGTGTTTCGAGGGTGCCGGATACGTTCTGCATGTTCTGCGACAATGTTGCAATTTCCTGCTTCAGGGATGCGATTTCAGCCGTCGCTGCTTGCACCTCTTGTGCTGCAAGATGTTTGCTCACATTGTACACAGTCATTGCTTCGTTCCAACCCTCCTGCTGCGGAGAGTATCCGTAGTTAGCAAGTAACTGTACTGCTTCCTGGCCAGGTGCAGCCAGAGCGGTAGTCGTAGGTTGTCCGTTCGTAGGTTGCGCCCCTGCGGGCGTAGGCTGTTGTGGTATACCAGCAGTGGCCGCCTGTACAGATTGCAAATGCTGCTCTGCTTGGGCACGCATGTTCTGTACCTCAGCAAGTTGTGCCTGGTAACTTGCGTTGAGAGCTTGTGCGGTCGCGGCAAGTGGCTGGTATTCGGGCGGTACCTGATCAGGCGTTACCCTCGTCCAGTCCTGCAACTGGTTCGGGTTGAACGGCTGAGCAGTAGCTGGTACCGGCTGTCCAGGAGCTTGCGGCACTGCCCCAGGTTGTGCTTGTGGAACTGGTTGCGCCGTAGCGGGCTGTACCATCTGTGCAGCAGCAGGCACCGCGTCGAGATTCGGTGGAGGAGTGCCAAAACCTGGCATATCGTCTTCAACATCCTCCACTGGCGCGGCTTGCATTGGATCAGGCGTCTGACCCACAGGTGCAGGCGGTACAACGCTTTGCGGCTGAGGAGGAGCAACTACTCCTCCATCGGGTGTTGGTACACCGGTAGGAAAGTTCATCTCATTTCTCCTTGTTCATTTCCTGAACATTTGGGCTGACACGTCGCCTCCGCCCGGTCACGCAGCTTCTGGATCATCTGCGCCCCGTTCGACGTTTGCGAGCACCCTATTGGTGTATTCGTCCGTAAGCTGGTCAGGACGAACCGTCTCGATCCCGTATTTCGCTCCGTTACCTGAGTGGACTGCATCGAGTACCTTCTTTTCTATTTTGGGTATCTCGGAAAGATCCCACGTGGTGAGTTCCGCAAGGGGATCAGGTGCAGCCGGAGGTGGAGTAAATGGTTTCCCTGGTCCGTTGTACCCTTCGGGGTAAGCTGGCTCAGCTGTGCCGTGTACTGGATCACTCGCCTCGTAAAGGCCAAGCTCCCGCAATACTTCTTCTTTATGGCCTTTCGAACGGATGAAACGTCCCAGTGCTGGCACATACTTGCCATACATACTGCTGTCGTTCGGGTTGGAGAATAAAATCGACCCAAAGTTTATTTCCAGTGGGATGGCACAATCTGGACACAGAGGCACAAATGGATCACCGTCTGGATTCCAGTTGTTGAAATTGTTCACTCGTCCATCGCACTTCGGACAGAAGTAATCATGCTTTGCCATTTTACGCTCCTATACTCTCAAGTTGTCCCTGTCCTTGCGTCGTTTGCTCTGCAACCTCCTGCGCATTGGATTGTACCAACTGCTGGAGATTGTTTGCTGGAACCTGTCCACTCGCAGAACGTGACATAGGAACGTGGCCGGAGGTTTGTGATTCGATGGATTGCACATGTTCCTGTACATGCTCCAGGACCACATTCATGACCATCTGCTGCACCTCTGGTGGCAACGCTTGGAATTCGGGTGACTGTGCGATATTGTTCGGATCGTGGATGGTGATGTGTACCGGGTGGTCTTCGCCTGGCGTCACGCCTGGGTTCTGTCCACGCATGAGGTACACGATGTTTTCCATCTGTGCGAGCCGAATAGTATCGCTTCGTCCTCCGCCCTTTAGGAGTCGCGCGGGGTTGCCAAGTACGTCTTCGTACGCACTTAGATACACCGCATCCAACGCAACTCTGTCTACATTTGGACTACTAACCATTCGATCGTAAACTGCTGTGATCAACTCCCTGTTAGCAGGTGAACTGATCGGACCGCCACTACGAATATGCACGGATAGATTGTACTCGTAAAGGAAGTCCTTCTGTGTCAACGCAACAAAGTTTGCCTGTTCGTCGCCACGTGAAATGTCTGCGATTAGACCCATCGGAGGATAGCGTGGATCACGGAACATACGAAACGAATTGTCCAGCACCGTTGTATGTACACCACCTACCCTGTCGAGGATCCACTCGCGATTCATGGAACCTTCTGCACCACGTTGGGCGCTTTCTGTAGCACTTTGCCTCGCGCCGCCAATGCTTAACGTGTCGACACGAAGTGTTTCTGCTTCGTACTG